ATAGTATGCCAAGTCCACAAAAAGCAAAAGGTTCCGGTTTTGAGCGAGAAATCGCTAAATATCTATCAGAGAAGTATGGTGAATCATTCATTCGTGCTCCAGGATCCGGTGCTTATATCGGTGGCAAAAATCAGTCGAGAACCCAAATACTGCATGAAGGTCAGATTAGAAGTTTTAAAGGGGACATAGTTCCCGGACATACTTTTACTAAGATGAATGTAGAATGTAAGTTTTATGCTGATTTTCCGTTTCATTTATTACTTTCAGGGGAATGTAAAGTAATCGATGCTTGGCTCGAACAACTCATGGATGTTGCTGATCCAGATGACTGTAATATTCTTTTTATGAAATTTAATCGTAAAGGACGTTACGTTGCTGTTCAAAGCAAACTCACATGGGTTACTGACAATTTCGTATATTATACTAATCCCAAACAAGGTGATTGGATTATTATGGAATTTGACAGTTTCTTCTTAAACAACAGTAAACTACTAAAAGCATATTCAGGCTCACCAGACACCACGTCAAATCAAACTGTTACAAATAACATCCTCACAATAGAAACTTAATTAAAATAAAAATGTGTTGTCCTGGCTGCAGGACCTCCTTGAGTTTGTACAGATTGTGCTGTGCTGACGGATCTGGAGTAAGCGTGTATAGCGATATACACGGAATACCGAGAAGGCAATCGACAAAGCGAACCTTCAACAAGTCTATTGATATTTTGTCTTGAATCAATAGAATGTGCGTTGCTGAATGAAACACTAAAGTGCGTAAATTCAACTACAATCCCATATACTTTACAGAGCAACCGGTAGCATTTAATAGCATCAAATAGCTAATTAGATGGGGAATAGACAACACTGGACGACGGGCGTGCAAACAACCTTTACCATTGGTAGTGCTGAATAGCACTACCATGGCTTCAAAGCGGCAATATAGTCCGTATATAATTAGAATTAAAAACGATAGATAACCGTAAACAATAAGAACGAACGAAGTGAGTTCTTAGATGAACGAAGTTCATCTTTACAAAGAAACAACCCGATATGATAAATGAACAGTTACGGGATTAATTAGAAGAATGGCAATTGAGATTTTTTAGTGATATCTAAATTACTATCAATAATTTTCTTAATTTCTTCACGTTCCTCTGAGGACATGTTTAGTATATCCTCATATGTTACACCACCCCTCATATACCAACTCATACTAAGAGCATTTTTCTTAATAGAGGCACACTCAAGTTCCATGTCATCAATAAGCTTCTTTACACCCTCGTGGTCAAGGTGTAGAAGCTTTATCCGAAAAAATCAGAAGTGTTCAACGTGAATTGTTGATTATATTCATGGTTGCAATGAATACATTTAATTTTTAATGGCTTAATTTCAGTTTGTGCTTTCAACTCAGCATTATAATCTCTAATAGAGATATACGTATCTCTATCACAATTCTTTAAGAAATCCAAAATATATTCACGTTCTTCAACAAATGCACTAGGAGTTCTTATATGGGTTATTGTTTGTGACAATATTCTCATAGTCACATCAGTAATGAATTTTAGTGCCTCTTGTGTTTTGCTTGCACGTAGGGCCTCGTTTTCTTCTTTTTCTAATGTTAAGAAAATACGTTGTGCTTCCAACTGTGTTGTACCAGCTTCATTCATTTCTTTATAAGACAATGGTCTAAACTTAATAGATAGATCATTCAATACCAATTCTTTTTCATAATCGGCTGCTTTTAATTGGCTTAGTATAGCTACTAGATTTACAGCATAATCAGCTATTTCTTTACAACTTGGGCATTCTGAAGAAATAGCCATATCATTTCCACCGGCCGCAGAACGGATAGCAATCAATACCGCATCTAAGTCAATACTATTGATAGCCCAGGGATCTTTAATATCCGGGATACAGCTACGAATGATATCTGCCATAGCAGTCCCGTTATACAAAGCATCCGGTGTTTTTGAACTAATCTCATCAATTGCTGTCATGGGATATACTGGTAATTCACCAGATTCTGGAATAGTTACTACACCCGGTGCATACAACTTACCGCCACTAGGTAGCTTCAAATAAATTGAAGGTCTACGGAAATATTGTTTTAATGGGTTGTTTTGGATAGTCATTGTTGTCCTTGATATTAAATGGGTGTTTACCCGATACTAAATACTACATAATATTTAGTGGGTAAAAAACATGGCAGAAAATTTAGATCCAGAATCAATCAGACAATTCAATGAATCAATACGTGAGCTGAATAACGTCCTGCCTACACTTATTACTGGTTTAGGACAAATGACAGGTGTTGCGGCTGGTACTACTAAAGTCAAAGATGCACTAAACAAACACGCTAATGCAGTCAAGGGAATGACTGAGTTAGACCAATCATACATTGATGCACAGAAGAAAAAAGACGCAGCCGATGCAAATAGAGCTACTGCTGATGCGGCTGCAATAGGAGCATTAAAGAACTTTACCAGTGCAATGATGAATACATCCACTGAGTTTAGTAAATTTAATTCTACCTTAAGTAGTGCCGGTGATGCCGCATTAGCCTTGGGTAAAAACTTTGGTGCAGTTGGTTTAATTATAGGTGGATTAATTAAAGGTGCAACCAAAGTAGCAGAATTAGCTACGGTTCAAGCAGATAACGCTCTTAAAGCAACTGATCAATTCAATAAGATGGGTGCTGCCGGCCAGCACACTGCTAAAGAAATTGGTGAGATGGGCATTCGTATTGGCCTAAGCAACGAACAATGGTCAATGATGCCTAAGGTTCTTAAGAGAACCGGTGATAGTATTGTTAGTTTAGGTGCTACAACAGCAGATGGTCAGAAGAAATTTATGGGTATGCTTGCTGTTACTAATGAACAGCGTGAAGCATTTCAACGATTAGGTGTAAACCAAGAAGACTTGATGGGATATCAAGCTGACTATGTAGCATTACAAAAAGCTTCTGGTGCACAATTAGTAGGTTCATTAAGAACTGAAGAAGGTCGTAAAAAAGCCTCATTAGAATATACGTCTAACTTATTGCAATTGGCTGCAATAACTGGTAAAGATATTGATACTGTTGCGGCACAGCAAAAACAAGCACAAGCCGCTTATGAGATACAGTTAGATAATGCTAGAATCACTAGAGAGATCAAGAAAGCTGAACAAGAAGGCAATACTGACAGAGTAAAACAACTTGAAGCAGAAAAAGAAGCTAGAAATAGTATGCTTAATGTCGTTGCCGATATTGGTGATGCAGACATAACAGCAGGTTTACAAAAGTTCTTAGCAACAGGTGCTATAACTGAACAATCGGCTGCATTCGCACAAATGGGTGTTGATATGCAGGGCTTTAGAAAGCGTATGCAAGATGGTGAAGATGTATCTGCTGAGTTTGCACAAGCTCTTAAAGATGGTATTGCTAGAAAACAAGAAGAAGTAGGAACTGCGGCCGCATATAATAAAGAAGTTGGTAAAGTCTTTGGCTTAACTGAAAAAACAATGGAATGGGCGGCAGGTAGAGCAGAAGTAGATGAAAAGAAAGCTAGAACAGAAGCCGCAAGAAGTATAGGTAAACCTGAAGATGAAAAAACTGGAGCAACAGCGGCTGAAGATCCTGCACAAAAAGCCAGAAATGCCGTTACAACTACTACTATTGAATTCAATAGAGCATTAGAAAAAGGCTTAGTTGCCGTCAATCCGTTATTGTCTGGTTTTAATAGCTTAACTGTAGCAGTTACTGGTTTGACTGCAGCCGCAATTGCTGCCGCTGCCGCATTAGCAGCCATCGGTGCTAAAGGTGCATTAGGGAAAGTATTAGGTACATCTACAATGCCCGGCTCAGACGGGGGTAAAGGGGCAGGTAAAGGTCTAGGAGGTGTCAAAGGTATTGCAGGCGGTCTAGCCAAAGGCGGAGCATTAGCTGTAGGTGGTATGGCGTTAGGTGCCGGCGCAGATTACGCAAAAGAAAAAGGTTATGAGAAAACCGGTACTGGATTAGACGTTGCTGGAAAAGCCGCAAGCTACGCTGGTACTGGCGCCATGATAGGTAGTGTGATACCGGGCGTAGGAACAGTTGCCGGTGGTGTTGTAGGTGGTCTAGTGGGCGCTGGTATGGGCCTATATGAAAATAAAGAAAAGATATTTGGTGGTTCACCTGCAACAGGTACTCAATCTAAACCGGCTACCGCAAAATCAGCACAACCGCAGTCGTCTGGATCAGATGGCGGAGGTGTCGATCCTTCACAAAAGGCACAAGGATCCGGATCATCAGATGTTAAATTAGGAATGCTACGTTCTACTAAAGGCAATGTCGGAATGAGTGAAGAAGAAATCAAACAAATGATTATTCGTCACGAAGGTAAGAGAAATAGACCTTACCAAGATAGTTTAGGATTATGGACAGTTGGTGTGGGTCACTTGATTGGTGATGGTAAGTCATTACCGCCTGAAATGAACAGAGAGTTTAGTGACGAAGAAGTGATGGCTATGTTTGAAAAAGACTATGCTCATCATAGAAGTGCCGCTATGAATATTCCAGGATTTGACAAATTAAATGGTAGAGGTCAAGGTGCTCTTACTGACTTAACATTCAATATGGGACCTAGTTGGATTAGCAAGTGGCCTAAACTTAAGAAACAACTTGAAGAAGGTGACACAGAAGCAGCCGCAAGTAACTTAGAACAAAGTAAATGGTATGGACAAGTTGGTAATAGAGCACCTACTATTGTTAGTTTGTTAAAAGACAGTAAAGTTAGTGCTAATCTTGAAGGTATTGCTCAAGGACCAGAATCTGGATACAATGCTACATTACATGGTAATGAACTTATCAAACGTTTAACTAAAGATTCTATATTAGATAAGCTAGCAAATACACCCGCCGGAGACATGTTTAGTAACAATGCGACAACAGTAGACAATAGCGAATTAGTTGAATTAATGAAAGAATTTGTAGAGAAAATGGATGATTTACTTGTTGCTCAAACAGACAGCAATAGTATCCAAAGTGAATTATTGATGTATTCAAAAGTTTAACTAAATACTGAATAGACCTTCATTATGACATACAAAAAACATTTCACTAGAGTTAATCAATCGGGACAAATGAGTCCATTAGGTGGCGGAAGCGTAACCGGTGCATGGAACGGTCCGGGTAGCTCTACTACTAGCAATTATAGTAATCAAGACTTTGGTTATAAGAACTATGGAAGCCGTCTTCCTGAAGTTTACACCGGTCACCCAAATCGCATTGAACGCTATAATCAATATGAAATGATGGATGTTGATGCTGAAATCAATGCTTGTTTAGATATTATTTCAGAGTTCAGCACACAAAAGAATGAACATAACAAAACACCATTCAGTTTAGAATGGCGTGAAGAGCCTACTCCCCATGAAGTAGAGATGCTTAAAACTCAACTACAACAATGGTGTAAGTTGAATGAAATGGAAACACGTATTTTTAAAATCTTTAGAAACTGTCTAAAGTACGGAGATCAAGTATTCGTTCGTGACCCAGAAAACTTTAAGTTATATTGGGTTGATATGACTAAAGTTATTAAAGTTATCGTTAACGAAAGTGAAGGTAAAAAGCCTGAGCAGTATGTTATTAAAGACTTAAACATTAACTTAGAAAATTTAGTTGTAGCACAGAAAACAAACACAGACTTTGCCGCTAATCCTGCAACTGGATTAGGTGGAACAGGTGGAGGAGGCACAGGTGGCGGCGGTGGTTATACAGTTCCAAGTATGCCATATAATACAACTGGTAGTCGTTTCAGTTTAGGATTTAATGAAGCCGCAATTGATTCTAAACACATTGTTCATTTAAGTTTGACTGAAGGTCTTGATAGATTCTGGCCTTTTGGTCAGTCAATATTAGAGAACATCTTTAAAGTTTATAAGCAAAAAGAATTACTAGAAGACGCGGTTCTTATCTATCGTGTTCAACGAGCACCTGAACGTAGAGTGTTTAAGATTGACGTTGGTAATATGCCAAGTCACATGGCTATGGCGTTTGTTGAGCGTATTAAGAATGAGATTCACCAAAGACGTATTCCAAGTGTTCAAGGTGGCGGTAGTATGGTCGATGCAACATACAATCCATTAAGTATGAACGAAGATTACTTCTTCCCAGTTACTGCTGATGGTCGTGGTTCAAGTGTTGACTTGTTACCCGGTGGACAGAATTTGGGTGAGATTGATGACTTACGTTACTTCAATAACAGATTAGCACGTGGCTTGCGTGTTCCGAGCAGTTATTTACCTACTGGCCCTGACGATAATGTTACTCCTATGAGTGATGGTCGTGTTGGTACAGCTATGATTCAAGAGTTCCGTTTCAATCAATATTGCGAAAGACTACAGAACTATCTTGTTAGAAAGCTTGACGAAGAATTTAAACTATTCTTACGTTGGAGAGGTTTGAATATCGACAGTGGTTTGTTTAATTTAACATTTAATCCACCGCAGAACTTTGCGGCTTATCGTCAAAGTGAGTTAGATACTGCACGTATGGGTTCATTTACTGCAGTTGAAGCTTACCCATATATCAGTAAGCGTTTTGCTATGGAACGTTTCTTAGGATTAACTGAAGAAGAAATTGCTAAAAACGAAAAAATGTGGCGTGAAGAAAACGACAAAGAGATTGAAGTTGAGCCACAAGGTAGTGATTTACGTAGTATTGGCGTATCAGTTGGTGATATTGAGACTGATATGCAGACTGGTGAAGAAGCTACTGCTGCCGAACAGTTACCACCAGATCAAGCACTAGATGCAGCCGGACAAGTTCCTGTACCAGGACAAGCGGCACCAGGTCAGAATATGCCAGCACCCGGCGGCACAGGTATGTAATTAGATAAATAACTATATGAAATTATTTGAAATGTTCGATCAGGCGGTAGCAGGTTATCAAGACGTAAGTGCTGATAACAGTCAACCAAAGTGGAAAGAAAGCCGCAAAACTAAACTTACATTGAAACAAATACGTAAACTACGTAAGATGAATGATGTACGTAATTATGAAAAAGTTAGTTATTTGAAAAAAGTTCATCAACAATATGCACCAAAAGCAGAAGGTGCGCCAACAGTATAACACTAGTTTAATCAAAAACGTAAAAAAACAGCACTTATTGTGCTGTTTTTTTTGATAGCCACTAAATAACTCTACAAAGCCATTACTTAGGAGAAACAAACAATGGATAATAAAAAATTTGAACAACTTATTGATTTGATTATCAATGAGAACGAAGAACAAGCACGTGCATTGTTCCATGATATCGTAGTTGAAAAAAGCCGCGAAATCTATGAAGGAATGATGGATGACGAAATGGGTGAAGGAATGGGCGGTCAAGTTGGCGGTCTATTAGACGAAATCGAAGTTGAAGAACAAGGCATGGCCGAAGCTGAAGGCGAAGATGATGACCTAGAGTTTGATTCTGAAGAAGATGAAGTAATCGACATTGAAGATGGTGAAGATGAAGAAGGTCAAGGCGAAGAAGATTTAGAAGACCGCGTTGTTGATTTAGAAGATAAACTAGACCAATTGATGGCTGAGTTTGAAGATATCATGGCAGGTGATGATGCTGAAGTTGACGGTGCTGAAGACATGGCTGCTGCCGATGATGAATTTGGTGATGCTGATGCTGACTTTGGTGCAGCCGATGATGAAGAAGCAATGATGGAAGCTGTACAGAAAGTTTCTGTAACACACGGTGATAACGGTGTTCAGAATAAGAGCACAGTAGACGCAAACAGTGGTCAAGCTGGTATGGATAGCAAGCCAGTTAAGTTTAGCGGTGCTAGTGAAGCAGTTCCAACAAGTCCAAAAGGTCCATCTAATGCATATGCAAAAGGTGAAACAAGTGTTAAAGGTGCAGGATCATTTAAAAATGCTCCAGGTCACAAAGGACAAGATTTGTCAGCGGCTCCTAAGCCAACGACAAAAGATGCTGCCGGCGCAGTTAAGAGCCCAGTAGCTAAGTAAGGAATCTGAGAGAAATGGCTTTGTATCTCAAAGAACATCTGACTTTCGACCGTGCTAGCATGGTTGTTGAGAGTTCAGGTGAGGGTGCATTGAAGAGCCTTTATATGAAAGGTATCTTCATTCAGGGTGGGGTAAAGAACGCTAATGAGCGTGTTTACCCTGTTTCTGAAATTGAGAATGCAGTAGAGACATTGAACAAGCAGATCCAAGAAGGCTATTCAGTATTAGGTGAAGTAGATCACCCAGATGATTTAAAGATTAATTTAGACCGTGTATCACATATGATTACATCTATGTGGATGGACGGGGCTAATGGCTTCGGCAAATTAAAGATTTTACCAACTCCAATGGGTAAGTTAGTTGAGACTATGTTGGAGAGTGGTGTGAAACTCGGCGTATCAAGTCGTGGCAGCGGTAACGTTGACGATTTGAACGGCAAAGTTAGTGACTTTGAGATAGTCACTGTGGATATTGTTGCACAACCTAGCGCACCAAATGCGTATCCTAAAGCAATTTATGAAGGCATGATGAATATGCGTCATGGTCATAAAATGTTGGATATTGCTAAGGAAGCAAGAGGCGACAAGAAAGTAGAGAAATACTTGCGTGAGGAAGTAATGCGCCTCATCAAGGATCTCAAAATTAAATAAGGGGAAACAGCATGTTTGATGCTATCAAGCCATTACTTGAAAGTGGACTTATTAATGATGATATCGGTGCTCAGTTAAATGAAGCATGGGAATCAAAATTAAATGAAGCTCGCCAACAAGTTCGTGCAGAATTACACGAAGAATTCGCACAACGTTATGAACATGACAGAAGCGTGATGGTGGAAGCCCTTGACAAGATGGTTACAGAAAGCCTATCAGAAGAAATTGAAGAATTTCACGCTGAGAAGCAAGCAATGAACGAAGACCGTGTGAGAGCACAACAACAACTACGTGAATCTGCAACTAAATTCAATGATTTTATGGTTACTAAACTAGCTGAAGAAATCAAAGAATTACGTTCAGATCGTCAAATCGCAAAAGAAAGTCAGCAAAAGTTAGAGCAATTTATTGTTCATGCTTTAGCACGTGAAATTAAAGAATTCGCACAAGACAAACAAGCGGTAGTTGAAGCTAAGGTTAAGTTAGTTGCTGAAGGACGTAAACAATTAGAAGCATTGAAAGCACGTTTTGTTGCTGAAAGTGCTAAGAAGTTGTCTACTGCTGTAGCAGGACAGTTAAAGGGTGAAATTGGTCAATTGAAAGAAGACATTAAAGTTGCAAAAGAAAACAACTTTGGTCGTAAGATTTTCGAAAGTTTTGCAGGGGAATTCTCAGTTACTCATTTAAATGACAAAGCTGAAACAAGAAAACTAATGCAAAAATTAGAAGAAAAAGAAACTCAATTAGCCGAATCACGCAAAGAAATCGACAATACTAAGAGATTAGTAGAATCAAAAGAACGTGAAGTTCGCATTATTAAAGAGTCTAACCTTCGAGAGAAGACTATGGCTGAATTGCTATCTACATTAAATGAAGAAAAAGCAAATGTAATGCAGAATTTACTAGAAAGTGTGCAAACAACTAAGTTGCAAGCCGCTTTCGATAAGTATCTACCAGCAGTTCTAAATACTGGCGCTGTTAAGAAGTCTGCAAAGGCTAACTTAACTGAGTCAACTATTACAGAAGTTACTGGGGATAAAGCTGCCAAACAAGAAGTTGATATGGAACAACGTGACAACGTTATAGATATCAAGCGTCTGGCAGGGCTTTAATTAAAAAGACATAGATTAGGAGAAACATAAATGTCAAAAGTTCTATTAGAAAGCCGTTGGGACGAGACCAAGGAAGCTCTGTTAGAAGGCTTAAAGGGCACTCGCCGCTCAACTATGGGTGTTATCTTAGAAAATACTAAGAAACAACTTCTTGCTGAAAGTTCAGCAGGTACAACTACAGCTGGTAACATCGCTACATTAAAC